GACGGGCCTCCGACATTGAGGGCTGTTACGGACATGGCGGGTAGGCGTATAAGGTTAGTTCCTATATTCCCAGTCGGGTCGATTGAGGCAAGGCTGAAAACGATACACTTATCCTCCGGGACGTTGATACGGACGATACGATCATACACGTAAGACCTTCGCGAAGTATCTGACGGTATCTCGATCCATTCCAAAATATTCCAAGGAAGACCTACGTCTCCCGGAAGGACAAAAGGGTCTCCCTCCGCCACAGGATCGATTATAGCGAAGACTATCGTCAGCCTTTCGATGCTGTCTGCGCTTGCCTGTATGCGGAAATTGTTGGCTCCGCTAAAGGCTAGTCGGCGGTAAAGCAACCCATCAGTCTGATTTCCGAGAGCGTACTCCCCAACTCCGGAACCGCTTACAAGGGCTACTCCGGCAAATATAATGTCCGAGTAGCCGTCTGCGATAGCTGTATTGACGGGGAAAGGTCTGTGTAGATACCGAGTCGGTGCTGTTGTGTTGTAGCTGTAGGTTAAGGTAGGGCTGTCTAAGTCCGCCCACTCATAATAGCCTTCGGTCAAGGCGAGAGCAGGTGAGTTGGCGTCCCAAGTAGCTACGTTAGCAAGTAGGAAGAGTGTGGGAGCCGCAAAGAATAATTGTCCGGGGTAGTCAGGGTTTGCGTATCCGGTCCCTACAGAAATCGACTCACGCACTGTAACAGCATTGAACTCGGCGGTACCGTCTGAGAAGATAGCCCACCCTGCGGAACCTGCGGAGTAGTTGCTGCTCTTCATCACAGACCTTGTGAGCCCGTCGGTCGCTAGGACTATCTCTTGTCCTGTGATCGTTCCCGCTTGAATTTTGTCGGCGCTGACGTTCGCAATGTGAGCATTGTTGATTGCCGCATTTTGAATGTAGGCACTGCCGATAACTTGATTCGCTATACCGTTCCAAGCGAGATCATGAACACCGCTGATGTTGGTGGCGATGATGAAGTCTCCGTCTGCGAGCGGGGTGCCTCCGGGTCCGTCAGGGTGGGTATCGGTCGTCTCGTATGACGTAGCAGCATTGCGCCAGATGACGTATTTATGCGCAGTGTTCCCGCCTGCAATCGCGTATTGGGCTCCGGCATATACAACTACGTGAGAGTTCCACGCAATGCTCCCTGCGGACGGACTGTTGTCGGTCCATACGTCGCTTTCGAGGATGATAACCTTCGTGAAAATCTTCGTAGCGGTAATCGCAAAATTCGCAATGTCGGTGGCTACCACGCTTGCGGTTGTGGTGGAGAGGCCACCTGTCGGATGTTGCGAGCTTGCGTTACCGAAAGTGTCGTAGGCAACGACCCAAAAATAGTAGGTCGTGCCGGGGGACAAAGCTCCGCGAAAAACAGTCGTCCCCGAGGTCTCGGCTACTTTCGTCGCGTCTGCGAAGACATTGGTGGTGCCTTGGTAAACAGCGGTATGTGAAAAGTCGATGTCGGTCGGGTTTGTCCAGCGAAGCCACACGGCGGAGAATGCGGGCGATAATTGCAAATTCGTCGGCGCTTGTGGTCCCGGATTTTGAACAGTGAGTTTGGCAGGCAGCGAAGAGTTACCCCAAACATCCTTGCCGACAACTTCGATACGGAATTGGGCACGCCCGATTGTGGGGGCTCCAATGCTCTGCCGGTTTGCGTCATTTGTATAAATGAACTCGGGAACTTTCGTAGTCGCCGTATAGACTTTAATGTCTGTGGCTACGTCCCAAATTGTGACCTCAAACTCTTGGAGGTAGGGATCTTCACCGATGATACCGACTCCTTGAAGTTCATCGTCGAGGTCGCTATCCCCCAGAGTCTCCCCAGATGAAGGGGAGTTATATCGCCAGCGAAATGAAGCGTCTTTTCCGATGAAGTTGGTATCATTACCCTGGCCTGTGGAGTCGTTTCCGACCAACTCAAGCCCAGTAACTGTGAAAAGTTGGATAGGGCTTGTGTTGTCCACAATGTAAGAAACGAGAACCGCCTCGCTGCGGATTCCGAACCGCCCGGAGACGGTGACTTTGAACTCATAAGTACCGGAGAGTGTATAGACGATTTCCGCGAACGTATTACTTGTGACTGTGAGGGTTTGCCAAGCATCAGGCAGGCGGCGCCATTCAACAATGTATTCGTCACCGGAACGGTTATCAGGTGGCTCTTCCCAAGACACATTGAGCTTTAGGACGGGCTGAGAAGGCGTTCCGGTAACCGTACGGCTGACAGTCAAAGCATTGACCGGAGTAGGCTCAAGCGGGTTGTCGTGGCGCTCGGCTAGATCGGGCTCTTCAAGCGGTTCACCGGACTCTACCGCATCATAAAGGTCGGGGTCGTATTCGATTGCGGAAATCTCAAAGACAGCGGGCTCCGGCTCGGCAATATTGATTACCCGGAAATATTCGATCTCAACTGTGGAGGTCTCCATTATCCAAACAGCCCCTACGAGAACTTCTGCGGGAAGTGCCTCGGTGAAAGTGAAGGTATTGAGATTGGTCGGAGTCACGGGTGGGGATGCCAGTGTTCGTTCAATTTGAGTAACTGGCCGTTGCTCGTCTCCGTCCTGCATATCTTCGGGGGACATGACGTAAGTCGGCAAAGCGACTCGCACAACCGTAACAGTTGGAGGCACGGAAATGGTGCGGTCGAGTGTGACTGTCAGACGATCTAAGGAAATCGCTATAATACGTCCTCCATATCTCAAACCTGTGCGGGACGGGTCTTGGATGCCTAGAACTGCTCCGGGCACGATTCCGAATCCGTCCGGACCTGTGCGGAAGGTAACGGTGTTGGTAAGTGATCTCTCAGTCAACAACGTCCAACGCCCCAAACGGCGAGCCTGCCCTCGTGAAGAACATCCGAAGGCTAGGAGGCGGGTCTCACTGACTCCGTAAATGGCAATGTTGGCCGCATCCTCTACGTATTCATACTTCGGGCGGAATTGCTCATCGGGGTCGTTCCAGCGAACAAGGGCAACGGTGTGACGGGCGGCTTTCGCTGTGCCGCTATAGGAGAAACGCCCTTCTACCACATTCGCAGGGGTAAAGACCGCGTAAGGTTCGCGGGCGCAGTCTTGAAGGGCGGTGAGTAATCCGCCGGACCAGAAGAGAATGCCTCGGAAGATAGAGGCAAAATCGGAAAGGACTTTATACGCTTCCTCCTGTGATTGGATATAGACGTTGCAGGTAAAACGGGGCTCTTCCCCTCCGAAGCCGTCTTCAACCATTACGTCGCAATAGCGAGCAATCGAGTAGAGTGCCCACTTATCGACAAGGTCGGCAGTGAGGTTCTTTCCAAGGCCGTAACGAGGATTGGTTGCAAGATCGTAGAAGCACCATGCAGGATTATCTGTCCACGCCTCATAGAACAGACCATCCCACGGCTGCGGATCTGGAATCTGTTCCCCGAAGGTTTCGCTCTCAGGGTCCGTGTCCTCTACCGTGACGGCTTCGCCGGTAGTAGAATCGCGGTTATACTCGCGGGTCTCGGGGAAGTAGTTACTCGGAACCTGCACTTTCAAAAGGCGCAGATGGTATCCCCGCACTGGCGCGGCGCTGTATCCTGCCGCATCGACTTCCAGCGTGACGATTGCGGTATTCGGATACGAGAACGAACCACGGTTTAGGACGTTGATATACTCGAAAGAGGTAGGGCTTTGAACGTATGTGGAAGCATCGTTCCGGGAAGTCCGGGTGATTCGGATATTCCATGTATCTGTCGTTGCCTCGGGGTCGCTCTTCGGAAGCTTGTAGGTTTTGGCCCAAATATACGGAGAAGAGGCTTTTCCTGTCACCGTTACGTTCTCAAGAACACTGTAGCTGCCGCCGTTGAGTGAGACTTCGATGCGGAAATTGACAGAGTAGCCTGTGATGTCTCCGTTTGTTTTGTTTTGTTTGACGAGAGCCCCAATACGCACGGCAACCTCGACCGCTACGGCATCGGTATTTGAAATCGCTACCGTGTGGGGCTTGTTAAAAGTAAGTGTATCCCCTCCTTGGATGAGGGACATAGGGGTTGCGAATCCCGGAATGGCAAACTGCTCCTGTGTTCCGAGAACGAGACCGACGTTCACTCCACGAATGTTCAACGAACCATCAGGGTTCATGATCGGAACTCCATCGAAGTAAACCGCCATCGGAGCATGTGACGAGACACGCAGCGGTTTCCCATTCGGGTAGCAGAATCCACCTATCGGGCCTTCACAAACAGCGTCTTGAATGCGGGCAAATTGGTGGGTGAAAAGGTTATCAGAAGCCTCAAGAGGAACGTAAGGGTCCGCAGGCTTCTGCTCTACCTGTCGGACCTCTTGAGTGGACTGCTGTTTGCCGAAACCGGCACCTTGAGGAATATTTAGCGCTGAATTTTTAGGGCGTTTCATTTACGTAGAAATAGGAAAGGGCTCCGACATAGTCGGCGTATCGCCGGTTGCGTGCGGGTATTGCGTCGAGAGTTGTGAGACCTAGCCAAGCGTAAAGCTTGCGAGCTTGGGCGATAGTAAGATCCTCATGGTGGACAAACAAACGGGAACACCATTTGAGGACTTGTTTAAGTTTGGTCACTGTAGCCGTAGCGTTCGCTCCGTTGCGTAAATCCAGTGCGTCTGCGGCCTCCCAAGTGGCTGTTCGGCTGTATCTGTCAATCTGGCGGAAAGACTGAACATATTCCGCACGCGGGTCGTTGGCTAAGGTGTCCCAAAAAGGAAGGTCGTAAAACGGATCGGAATCGGGCGGAGTAAACTCACCGATGGAGTAGTCAATGCGGGCTCTTGTGATGCCGAAGGAGATAACTTGGCTGCCCACAATCAGCCTTCCGTAACCTACAGGGATAACAGTTCCCTGACTCGTTGTGTTAAGGGCTCCCGAGTAGATGTAGTTTGGATTATTGTCCTTCTTCTTCTCATCTTCCACGCGCGGCTTGCTGAAATTTCGACCAACTCGCGGGCTTGTGGCGAGGCTAGGGCTCTTTGCAAGCATCTGACTAATACCGCCCAAAGCCATCGAGGTTCCGGCAAGCAACAACCAGCCCCACGACGCCAAGGATGAAGACGAGAATCCAGACGGGTCTGCGAAAATCAAGACCACGGCGACGATAATCAAAACAACCCCCACAATGGTCTCCCAAAGGCCGTTACCGGCACCGGAAGGGACTGGAATAATCTCAATGCTTTCGAGGTTTTCGGTCTCAATCTTTAAGTCGTCGATACCTCGATGGTCTTTACCGTTGATGAGGACGCGGTATTCTACGCCTTTCGTATTGTATAGATGCTTGTAGAGCTTGGATGTTTGCGCCTCAATAGCTCGAAGAGCTTCGGCCACAGATTTGACGGCAATTTTCCAGTTTGCGCGGCCTGTAGCAGAAGCAAGGGCTCCGTGTAGCGTAATGTCAGTGATCATTTCGGTTCTTGGATGTAGTAGAGGATTCGTTTCTCCCAACCATGCAGAGGTTCTTCCCGTGAGCCAGTGTGGTTGAGTTGATGCAGCAACATCCCATCCACAACAATCCCTGCGTGGTCAGGCAGTCCGCCTTTTGTGGCAATAACAGCGATAGCTCCGTTGCTAGGGCGGTCGGTTCGTATGAGTTTCCGCTCTTGAATCGTCGCTAGGAGGTTGCGCGGAATGTCATTCACGGTCAGGAGGGTGCGGGGAACGGGCGTAACCGGCGTTTTCCAGCGTTTTTCGATGTAATGCTCACACAGACTGAGGCAATCGAAAACAAGGGGCAGGAACCGGCGATTATAGAGCGCCAATTTCAGAATGCTTGGAACGTATGCCTGCATATCGCCGTCCGCAAAGAGAAGGTAAGGCATTTCACACTCTTCGCTGGCAGCTTTGTCTGCTTCCGAGAATTGGGCGGGGCTGTCCTTTGTGTGGGAGTGATAGACTGCGAGAACTTCCGACGAAGTATAAAGCGGAATGTAAACGTCCGGCGAAATTTTGAAGCGATTGCGCGGGTCTTCGGCAATATTGGGAACCTGAATCGCCGTGAGTCCGCCTGTAGTCGGATTGTGGATAATAACACCGCAGACTTCTTCGTCGGGACGGCTTTCTGCGTGTGCCTTTATTTGGTGGAACCAGCCTAAGTCAGCGAATTGGATCATATTGAGATTCGGATTACAGCCGGAAAGCCCCCAAAAGGCAAGCCTCCGCCCCTGCTACCGTGATGAAGCTGGCAGGCGACGACTGACTTCGTACAAAGGTCTTCTGTCCAGTAGGTAGAGTTGGGTGGGCGTTTATCTACGCCTGAGAATCCTCCGGGCGGAGCATAGTGGCAGTAATAGTAATGGCGGAGACCGTCCACTTCCCCCACAATGTAGGCGTAGTCGCCTTCGACATACGTATTCAGAACGGAGTAAGCTCCGCGAGGTGTTTTGGGGCTGCTTGGAAACTCAACCCCTTCGCCGTCTGTAATCACATTGTTCGCTGAGTAGGAGCATTCGGATGAGCGATACTGCCAAGCACAGAGATTGCTGATGAACAGTCTTGAAGGCAGTGACTTGTCTTCAAGGTCCATCGGGCTGATCAATTCAAACGAGATAGCTTCGGGAGTTTCCGACTTCTTTTGATTGATGATGAAAATGTCAGGCGGGAAAAACGCCGTGGGGTCTGCGTCAGGACTACCGTCGAGAAACTTGGCAAAGGTGCGGACACGGGTAAAGCGGACACCGACACAGTCGGCGTATTGGCGACAAAGCGTGCTGAAATAGCCGCCTGAGTTTCCCATAGAAAGCGTGGGGCGGGAAGACGGCCCTTTCGACATAATATCAACACCGGAAAGCTCGCAGGGGAAAGGGAGATAGCTGAGCCCCTGCCAGAGAACTTCATTAGTGTTGGAGTTCGAGCCTTTGAAGAATCGCATAATTTCTCCGCCGAGCGGCGTGAAATCTATGACGAAAAGCTCCACCAGCGGCGAGGACTGTTGGAGCTTTTTGGCTTCCTGATAAACTGCTGCGTTTGACATGGCTTAGACTGGATCAAAAACCTGGTAAATCATAGCCGTAATTTGGCTGTTGTTTGCTTCCCGATACTCGGCATCCCACTCACTGCACCGGCAATAGATGGGATCATCGTAAAAAGGCGGAATCCACGAGAAGAGTTCTACTCCGGCGCGGGAAGTAAAGAACTCCTCAAGCTCAAGATATTCGTCGTCTGTCAGTGGACCAAAAATCACTTGGGCGCGGAACGGGTCGGCATTGATGC